GTTTTTAGGAACAGCATATGTAACAGTGTTAGGTCCAAATGTCCAACTCTCTTCACCATCTATTGTTGCTGTTTGCAGATCATCTGCAGTATACATCATGTCGCCTTGTACAACATTTTTTATACCTAACTTGCCTAATTCATTAAATGCTAGTGCTAATTTGTCTTTTAAGTTGCCTTCATATTGTGCTAAATCTGCTGTGCTTTTTACAAACTTTGGTGTTGCATTAAATACACCTTTTGTGCCAACAAAGAACTTGCCGTCTGCAGGATCAATGCCTGCAATAATTGCAGGAGCACCGTCCCACTTTACAGTTAGGTTGCCACTGTCGCCGCCATTCTCTAGCATGTCTCGCACACTGTTAATATACTGTAGCGCACTTTGCGCACCAGGCTTGCCTTGAAGAAATACTAGATCTTCAATATGCTCTAGATGGGTATTTTTACCTTCAGCAGCCTCGGCTACTATTTCTCTGAAGCGCATTTGCTTTCGTTGACTTTCCGAATACCTCGCACAAACTTACGACTGTCCTGATGTTTAATACTGTTTAACAGACGGCGTTCTAAATCACCTGCTGTTTCACTGTCATAATGCTTGTGCATTTCATTAATAAGATTGATTGCGCTCTCTATCACGTTAGTTGCTCGACTTTCCATTACATGTTGTCTATCTTTGTCAACAATCATGCTGTTTAGTTCGTGTAGTATACTACGGGTCTGTTTACGCATGGTTTTTATCCTATCGTTTTTAGTATTTATCGGTTAAATACAACATTACATTATTGTAACTTGGAGGAGGAACAATGTCAAGTATAGAAAACCCTGGGTTGCACTTCGCAACTCTGGCTAAAGTAGCCTATCTAACACAAGCGGAGAGCAAGCCTGCAATACACACACTTGGATATACAAAGAGTGTTCTCGTAGATCACAAAGGTGCAGAGTGCTTGGTTGTAGAAAACAGTGAGCGTGTTGTGCTTGCATTCAGAGGCACAGAACCTAAAGAGTTTAGTGATATCAAAGCAGATCTAAAAGCGTGGAAGCGCAAGAGTAAAACCTGGGGCATGGTACATGCAGGATTTTATGAGTATTTGGGTCGTATCTGGGAACAAGTAGAGGCGTATATTAGCACACCTGCTCGTAAGAAAAAAGCACTTTACATTTGTGGACATAGTCTAGGTGGCGCAATGGCAGCACTTGCAGCAAGTCGCTTACAGGATCGTGTTGTTGCTTGCTATACATATGGTCAACCTCGTGTAGGCGGGCGTGTATGGGCTGCTAAATGCACGTTTGAACACCATAGATATGTAAACAACAATGACATTGTGCCTCGTGTTCCACTTGCTGTGATGGGATTTCGTCACAGAGGCGAGCTACACTACATCAACTACTATGGGTATATTCGCAAGATGACACCATGGCAGGTCTTTAAGGATGGATGGCGTGGACGTTTTCGTGCTTGGAGTAAGCGTGAATTCTTTGATGGTGCAAGAGATCACAGCATGGATTTATACGAAGCAAAGATTGCTAAAAATTAAATCCATAGTCTCGTCTATCTATACCTTTAAGTGCGTCTTGACGATCTAGTTCCTGGATCGTCTTTTCGCTTATCGGCATATTAGGATCAAAGTAATGAGGGGTTTTCACTTCATTGACAATATAACTTAATTTTTCTTTTTCAAACCAATTAATTGTTTGCTTTTTATAAGACAAGTTAATATTTGTTAAAGTATAACTTACACTTAGATCACATTCTAGGCTTTTAAACTTTTCTAAATTTTCTAATAACTTGTTCCATTTTAAAGGCCAACGTTGATATTCATAAACTGGGCCTATACCGTCAATGCTTATGCAAATAATTAATTTGTTAAATTCTTTTAAAAGATCCATTAATTCTTTTTTTATATCTATACTGCCATTGGTGACAAAACTTACTACACATGCTTTATTAAGTTTTTTTAGTATTTCTACATTTTTTTGTTCTAGTAAAGGCTCTCCGCCTACAAATTCAACATATTTTGCTGTAGCATAATTTATATCTACATTATCTAGTTCTTTTTTACCAAAGTCCTTAGACAGACTTTGCCATTTACTGCTTGCATATGGCCCACACATAATACAAGCGCCATTACAGATATTACTGGTTGTAATTTGATATATTGTAGGATTGTAACCAGTTACTTCGCACATATCCTGTATATTCTCTATTGATAGATTATATAGTGTATCTGCTAATATGTTTTGTTGAATACGACGACTTGTTTCATTATTTGCTTCTGCTTGCCAGCATTTCGCACAATCTTTGCTTTTGATATTGTTTAATAAATCGTATTTAACTTGTGTTAAGTCATAAGGCCTTAATAACCAACAGCACACACTATTGTTATTATTACTATATCCTAATTCTTTGCTTAGCCACGGCTGTACACAAAATGTTTTACTCAAAATATTTTACTACCTCAGGAAATGTATCTTTCCAATTTAAATTTCTCACCTTATCCCAAAACTGACAATGTGAAATCATTGATAAATGTTCAGTATAGTTTACTGAATTTAACAGTCCAGCTACTTGTGAATCTTTAATATTTACAGCAGATATAAGACTGTGCGGCGTTTTATTAAGATCTAATTCTCCCCAGCAAGGATGAATGTTTATTTCAATAGGATCTCCCAAACGATTATCTTTAAAATTTTTAAAAATCCAGTTTTCTAATTTATTGTAGTAGTAAACATTCAATGGATTTAAGGTATGATTAAATCTAAAAAGCACATTAACCGGAGCAAGTTCTCGCATCGTGTTAATATTACTAACAAAGTTTTGCCATTTAATGGGCCAACGTTGATATTCAAATTGATCTTCAATGCCGTCGATGCTAATTTCTATGTTTACTAGTTTAAATTCACTCATTAGTTCATATGCTTGCTCACTCGGAACACTTTGTCCACTTACAGTGTAATGTAGCGCACATGCTTGTTTATTAGGAATCTGTTCTAAAAACTTAGTATGTAGTTCGTTTATAAACGGCTCACCGCCCCAAAATTTTATTTTTTTTAACGAACTAAAATCGTTTGTAAATAGTTCATTAAATTTGTTTTCATCGAACATATAAGGAGCTAACCGAGACGGTTTATTCTGATATTCAATATTTTGTTTCTTATATTCTTTGTTCCATGTACTACTAATCTGAGGATTACATATAATACATGCTGCTCCACATACATTATGCAACATAACTTCTAAATGATTAATATCAGAGTTGCTACTGTGTATTTCATCAAACGACGATAATCTATAACTATTTCCGCCGGCGTTTTCTAACTTTTGACAAGTGCTACAAGCAGGTGTCCAATCTTTTATATTTTGCCAATTGTCACGAACTTTATCTATAGTTTGTTTAGTTAAATCGGCTACTGTAGTTTTTTCTTGATACCAACAGCAAGGAGTAATAGAATATCCCTTTAACTCATTTTGTGTAGACATACCGTTACTTAAAAATTTACAAAAATTATTCACTTTTCAATCCCGCTAACATATCTTTAAGTTTGCTGCTCTGAACACTAGCAGTTGGAGTAGCAACATTGTCACTTGCTTCTACAACTCCGTTGCTCTTAATACGGTTCATGATATTACTACCAGTGGTTTGTTGCGGTGCATCTTCATCCTCGCCTAAATCTGTAATGCGCAGACTTTCTAGGTTAAAGCCAAGATCAATCTTTTGACCAACGCCGCTACTGCTTCTAGTTTTCATCAACTGTATCTGATAGCGTCCACGCTCACGCATAGCACGACTTGTAAAGATACCAAACACATTATCCGCTGTGTTAATCTTACTCAAGCCACCAGAGATATGACTGTGATCAAACTCTATTTCATCAACTGCACCTCTGTTCAACTGACTTGCTGTTACAAATACACAGTTAAGTTCTTTTGCTAGGTTACGCAGTTCTTCACTTACATACTTGTCTTTAACAAACAAATCACTTGGACTTACTTTAGCACTAACTGGCATAAGCAAATCCAAATAGTCAATGAGCAAGAAGTCTACACGCCAGCCATTTTTAATTTGCAGTTCTTTCAAGTATGCACGGATGTCATTAACATTGCTTTGTGCTGGCATGTATTTGATCTGCAAGTTGCCTGCTTTCTTGCCCACCATTTTAACTTTCATCTCAACAGTGTCCAAGTCTTTGAATACTTCCTTAGTACTTACGTTAGTAAGCATACTGTCAATACGCATAGCACTAAGTCCTTCACTAAGTTCCAAACTCAAATATACGCCGTTTAGTCCTTGTGTTACCCAATTGACTGCCAGGTTCTGCATAAACAAACTCTTACCTGACCCTGATCCACCTGCAAAAATATTGAGTTCACCTTTGTTCATGCCACCAAACAGTTTACGATCCATAGCGGGCCAACCTGTGCTGATCTGTCCGTTATTGTCTTTGAGAGCCATAAGTCTTGCTCTGGGATCCTCAAAGTAGTTTGTGCCCATGTCTTTTGTAAGACTGATCTGCACTGCATCTTTGATGATCTTTTCAACTGGCTCGTATTCGCCCTTCTCAAGTAAATCTGCACTCTTGAGAATGGCTCGTTCTAGTTCCTGCCGCTTGGTGAATCCTTCAAACTCTGCGAGGAACCAGTCATTATGACTTTCTGTAATCTCTGGAACAGGTTTTAGTTCAACACCTGTTACTGCACGAATCTGTTCGTGTGTAGGCAACGCTCCATGATCATCACTGTGCTGTTTGATAAACACTGCAGTATCATGTAAACTACGATCAAAGTTATCCACGTTATAGATGTTCTGCACACGCACAAAGTTTTGTGCATCATGCAACATCATTTCCAAAAACAGTTTTTGTAAGTCTGCTGTATAATCTTTACTCACGATAATCCTTTATTTTCTAAAAATTTTAATATTTTATTTGCCATTATTTTATGACTTTCCGGACCGGGGTGTCTTCCATCTGATCCTATATCAGATCTAGGAAATCGTTCAATTGAAATCCAATTTTCAATTGGAGTAACACTGAACAGCTCTTGAATAAATTTAAGTCTAGTAGATATAGTTACATCATCGTTAGTATCAAACTCTAAAATTTCTCGTGTAACCTCATTTAAAGAAAATAAGTTGCTGGGTATGTTAGTTTCAAAAAATACAGGATCTATATGCAACAATCCATTTAAATAAAAAACTTTTTTATTAAGCAAGTTGGATAAGTCATTTAAAATTTTCATATGTTTACTTAAATGCCAATATTGATGGAAGTCCGAATCCAAAATTTGATATACTTCTTGAAAAATTTTATATTTCTTTTCTGTCAGATAATCGATTCTAGGCGGCATATGGTCTTTTGTATAATGGGTCGTATCTGGTGAACTATAAAATTTTGCCCGGCCTGGGCTAGAAATTTGTACAAAAACTATAGATGAGGCTGGATTTGCCAATGCTTCTGCTGCTTGAACAAAGATTTCTGTATTGCTACTGCCCCGCCAACCATAGTTTTCTCCTTGTAGTAATCTGGGATATGCTTCGTAATACTCAACACCTATACCGTGAGTTAGGCTACAACCGCAAAATATTAAACTCATATTTTTTTTCTCATTAAATTAATTTTTAAACTCATTGTTTGTTTTGCATCAATGATACTTTTTAGTGTAAGCAGTTTGCCATAACGAACAACTGCATCATTGATGTCCTTAACATCCGTTTCCCATTCAGGAAAACTAACACTCCATCCATATTCCAATGCATCGTCGATCAGCTTTTGCCCTGCACTATCTCTATCAGGTACTAGTATAACTTCTCTAGCAAGTGTGTCAATAATTTCTGCTTGTGTCTCACTAGCGTTGTTACTTAGTATTCCAACGCCGCCAATGCACATTGCATCCAATATGCCTTCTGTTACAATCACAAACTTTGCATTGGGCAACTGATCATCCATGCCATATACATATCCAGTATCGTAACTGTTGTGATACTTAGGCTTGCTATTTTCGTCTGTTGATCTTGCAGTGTATCCAATTAGTTTGTTTTCATATGTGCAAGGAATAATAAAACGCTTCCACATACCTGCAGGCTTTGTGTTACTGTATAACAGTCTTGTACTGTCTAATCCTCGTTGTGCTACATAGTCTTGCACAC